CGGACCGTTCAGACAAGAAATGCCGTTTCAGAGCCGCCACGAAGGCGTGCAGGCGCTCAACGGTCGAGCCGCGATACACCATCGGCTTGGCGTGGTTGATCTGCTGAAAGAGTTTGATGGCCGCTTCGTGGCTCGTGTCAGGATATCGACGGACCAGGATTTCAAAGTCCTCGGCGTCGGGAGCCCTATCAAAGTAGCGGCGGAGCACCTCTTGGCGATGTTGGCCATCGATTACACGATTCTGGAGTTTAGCGTCTTCATCGGTATAGCTTATAACGCTGAAGGGGCCTTGAAGTTCTGTGGCGGTCTTGATGGTGGCTTCGATGCTCGCCACATGGGCTTCGTCCATGATCCGATTTGCCTCCCATACGGGAAAGCGGCTCACAAATCCCTTGGCGGAGAGTTTGTAGAGACTGGATCCATCGGCGAATGTGAAGAGGGGTGTCGGTTTGCTTGTCATGTACTATTATCATGCCAAAAGTATAATGGCGTCACGTTTGCTGCTCTAAGACGAACACAGCAGACACTCTTCTGGCGCCTTTGCTGCAGGAGCAGCAGACGCATCAACCGTAACCTTGATCGCCTGGACCGCCGCTTTCGTACGCAGATAGTACTGGCCCGTCTTGAGACCCTGCGACCAGGCATAAAAGTGCATGGACGACAGCTTGGCGATCGTCGGCTCACTGACAAACAGATTCAGGCTCTGCGACTGACAGATGAAGGCGCCGCGATCGGCCGCCATATCGATCAGCGTCTTCTGCTTGATTTCCCAGACCGTCTTGTACCGCGCCTTCAACTCCTCGGGAATACCGGCGATCGCCTGGATGGAGCCGTTGGCCGCAATCATCTGATCCTTGAGTTCCGTGCTCCAGAGGCCCGCGGCCAGAAGGTCGGCCATGAGATAGCGGTTGATGACGGTGAATTCGCCTGCTAAAGTACGACGCACGTAGATGTTGGTCGTCACCGGTTCGATGCACTCGGTGTAACCGAGGATCTGGCTCGTGGAGGCCGTCGGCATCGGCGCGACCAGGAGGCTGTTGCGGAGGCCATCGCGTTGGATCCGTGCCTTCAGAGAGGTCCAGTCCAGATAGTCGGCCTTGTAGGTCACGGATCGCGGACCTGGAGATCCAGGGGATCCAGGAGAAGAAGGAGAACCAGGAGGCCCAGTCGATATAGTTGCCGGCGATGCCTGGGCACTATATCTTATCCATAGGTCCGGCTGCAAGAGGCCCTGCGACGCCGGCGAACCCGCAAACGTCTCATACGGTCCCTCCTTCGCTGCCTGCACGGCCGATTCCTCCAGAGCCGCATAGTAGATGTTCTCAAAGATCTCCTGATTCAGCGTCGCGGCCTCAGGTGATTCCCAGGGAAGACCCAAGAGAGCAAACACATCCGCCAGCCCCTGGACGCCGAGGCCCACCGGTCGATGCCGCATGTTAGAACGTCGTGCCTCGGGCGTCGGATAGTAGTTGATGTCGATGACCCGATTGAGATTGCGGACAATCACAGAGGTCACTGCTCTGAGCTTATCGAAATTGAAACTCGGTGTCGGCTTTGAGGCGACCTCCAAGAAGTACGGTAAAGCAATCGATGCTAAGTTGCAGACAGCCGTCTCCTCCGGGCTCGAGTACTCGATGATCTCCGTGCAGTTGCCCGTCAGGACTCCATTAAAGACGCCCGCATGGTTGATCGGCTCACTAAAGCAGTAGGTCACGTCCCGGCGCTCGAACTTGTGGATCGCTATTACCTCCGGAACGTGTTCGAAGCCGTTCGGGCCGATCCAGGTACGGAGCTTGTTGCCCGGCTGCAGATCACTGGCAGGAATCCGATCCACCTCTCGATCGGGCACCAGGAACTTATGATACGGCGTACAGTTAATCTCCTTGACGGTGCGCCAACTGACACCGCTGTCCATATTGATCTCTAGGTCCGAGACCACTACCGTCCAGAGTTCGGCATCATCGTTTGTCTTTTGTACGATGACGCTGGACCACTCGTCGCCGTTCCACACCTCCACCTCCTGGCCGCAGAGCACCTTGATCGGAACCTCGCCGAACCGTGTTAGAACTCGCGTCTCTGGTGCCACGCAGAGGTTAGATGACTTGATGACGCCGAGGTTCTTCTGGTTGCTCTTCTGGTTGGCCGCGTCCTTGTAGAGGAGATACGGTGTGCCTGTCTCGATCTGACTGACAAGAATCTCCGACCACAGCTTCTGGGCCGGGATCGTCTTCTTCGCCTTGCCTTCGGCTTCGTAGCGTTCGTACAGCGCCACAAACTCCTCACCCACCACGTCGGCGAGACCCGGTGCCTCGTGGGGGCAGAACAGGGACCAGGAAGAAGCAGCCTTGACGCGCTGCATGAAGAGATCGGGGATCCAGAGCGCGTAGAAGAGGTCGCGGGCCTTGTCCTCCTCCGAGCCCGTGTTCGACTTCATCTTGAGAAAGGCCTGGACGTCCGCGTGCCACGGCTCGAGGTAGATGGCGAAGGAGCCATTGCGCTTTCCGCCTCCCTGATCCACATAGCGGGCCGTGTTATTAAAGACACGGAGCATCGGCACCAGACCGTTGGAGGTGCCCTGCGTACCGGCGATCGAGGTGCCCTGGGCGCGGATGTTATGGACGTGAAGGCCGATGCCGCCCGCGTACTTGGAGATCTGGGCGCACTCCTTGAGCGTATCGAAGATGCCGTCGATGCTGTCGTCCTTCATCGCCACGAGAAAGCAGGAGGAGAGTTGGGGCCGGGGCGTGCCGGCGTTGAAGAGCGTGGGCGTGGCGTGCGTAAAGGCCTTGGTGGCCATCAGCTCGTATGTTTCTTGAATCCGCATGAGGCGGGTCTCGAGTGTCAGGGGGCCTCCAGCCGATGTACCCCAGATGCCGACGGCCACGCGCAGCCACATGTACTGGGGCGTCTCGATCACGCGTTTAGAAGCATCACGCAGCAGATAGCCCTTCTCCAGCGTCTTGAACCCGAAGTAGTCCAACAGAAAGTCATTGTCCCATTGGATCATGGCGTTTAACGCTTCAGCGTTAGTGGCAATGAAGACCGAGATGTCGGTCGCAATCGCAGGGGCCGGCCGCCCACGGACATCCACCAGACCCGCCAGGATGGCCATGGCCTCGCTAAAGGTCGGCGGAGCGGAGCGCTGACAGTTGCTGATGATGATCTGCGCCGCCAGCGTGGCCCAGTCGGGATGGACCGTCATATAAGAGGTCGCTAGGCGCGCGGCCAGCTCGTCGAGTTCCGTGGTGCGGACGCCGTCGTGGATTTCGGCCAGCACCAGCTGCGCCAGCCGCGTGTAATTTACGGAGAGACCGGTGGCCGCCTTGCGGATCCGTGTCAGCACCTTGTCGAAGCTCACTGGTTCTCGGGAGCCATCGCGTTTCACAACCTGCATTGTCGTATTCATCGTATTGGCTGACTGGTTTAAGCGCGGTCGCGTCACATTTTTAGGCATACACAGTAGAGATATGGACGCACTGCTGTTAGTTACGCTGACCATCTTGGTTATCACAACGGCCTACGTGCTGCAGATGAGCGGACGGGACTATGGATTTCCTGAAGGGTACGCCAACTACGAAAAGGAGGTGGTCATGTTTGAACCGGTGGCGACGGGCCCGGACCTCGCGGATGCGACCCAGGGACTTCTGTTGGCCGATATGCTCAAGCCGTCAAAGGGTGTTACCAAGACGACGGCTAGGGGCTGTGCTGAGGAGGACTCGGAGCGGCAGACGGAGCTGGGCGGACAGTATGTGCAGCGGACCAACAATTACCGGCGGAAGTATCCCGACAACTGTTCGTCGCCGCTGTCGGAGTTTGTGGGCGCGTTCTATGAGCCGAAGCAGGGCGCGGTGGGCTCTGTGGTGCCTTGCAACGGATCCTGCTAGGCTTGTAATCCTGCTGACCCTGCAAGGCTCGTAATCCTACTAATATCTCTCCATTCAGTAAATGGCCCTTCATATCCCAGATGAAACAGACCAGGTGTTTAAGATGATTGTACATGGCCCTACGAGCACTTCTATCTTAAATCATGCTCAAGAACCATCGGCTGCATATCGCGATCACAGTGGTCTGCGGTTGCGGTACGACACCCCGACGGGGTCTGTACAACGTTATGCAATTTTGAATGGTGAGCATGCTCATACAACCGTGACGCTTGTGGGGCGCGTACCGCATCATCATACGATTGCGGTAGAGGATCATAATCAACAGATTCATGTGGGGCCGGCGGGAGAACTAAAGCGGGTGCATTCGGGCGGCTCCAGGAAAACCAGGAAGGCCAGGAAAGCCAGGAAGACTCGACGTTTAAGGAAATAGTCGGCAGACATAGTATAAGATGCGTCTGCTAGCTATTTTGACTCTTGTGGCCGTGGCGTTTGCTTCGTCGTTTAACACGTCTCTTGTGATCGCGGCTCCTCCTACATCGTCTTCTTCTGGCTCTTCTTCTGGCTCTTCTTCTGGCTCTTCGTCTGGCTCTTCTTCTGGTTCTTCGTCTGGTTCTTCTTCTGGCTCTTCGTCTGGTTCTTCTTCTGGCTCTTCCTCGTCTCCTACATCGTCTTCCGGTTCGACTTCGACTGGCGGCTCTTCCTCGACAGCCCCTCCGTCTTCGACCTCATTTGGCTTTGGCTCCATCCTCCGGCACTAGCAATCATTAGATACCGCAGATCTTAATGATCCGCTGCACATTTGGAGTATCAACCGATACCTCTGACAAATCCTCTTTAAATGTCCATTTTCCCTGTTCTGCTGCGTGGTGTCCCATACCCGCAGCAGAAGAGGATCCCCCTACACGCCTTTTAGGCGTCATAGAAGGGCTGTCAGGCTCTGCCCTTGCCATCATACTGACTATCTTCGATTTACCGCAGCCCATTACTTGTTGCTCACAATATCTCTGATGCCACTGTAAATGGCTTCCATTGTAGAAGTAGTGGCTCCTCCCGTAGAAGAAGGAAGTCCAGACGCTGTAACATTAGAGATTCAGGATGTGTCTGGATCTCCTATATCAAAACGCAGTAGTCTATCTCCCGAACAAAAAGAAATTGCAGCTCTCCAAAATGAGCTGCTTCGCGTAAGCAGTGAGCTAGCGACCGTCAAAGCGACTAATCCAGAGAAGCTCTCCTTCAAGACCGTTGATGCGATGGTCAAGAAGATCTACACGGACGCCGACATGACCCAATCCACCGCCCTCGATATTCTGGCGACGTATATCAAGGGCCAAAAGATCCTATATACCGAGGCCAAGACACTGTGCGAACAGCGGCTCCACACCCTCATGCTGCCCGCCATTCTGGTGACCGCGCTCTGTACTGTGTTGTCCCTCTTCTTGAAGGACTATTCGTATGGCGGCATTGTAGTGGCCTCCCTCAACGGCTTCAACTCCTTTCTGCTGGCTCTGATCTCCTACCTCAAACTCGACGCCAAGGCGGAGGCCCACAAGACCTCCGCCTACAAGTACGACAAGCTCCAGGCGTTCTGTGAGTTCAAATCGGGCTCCATTCTCTTCGTGGATGATCCTGCCAATAATGTGGCGACGATCATCAAGGAAATTGAGACGAATGTTAAGGAGATCAAGGAGACGAACCAGTTCGTGCTGCCGGAGTCCGTGCGATTCAGCTATGAGAAACTCTACACGACGAACATCTTTTCTCATGTCAAGGCCATTCAGAACGAGGAGATGATGCTCACGAACAAGCTCAAGGGCGTCATCAATACGCTCGTGACGCTGAATACGGCCGGGGCCGATTCGGATGAGATTTTGGCCAAGGAGGGCGAACAGAACGCCTTCATTGAGCAGATTATGGCGAAACGCTGTAAGTACATGCAGATCGATGACATCTTTAATCAGGAGATTAAGGAGCAGACACGCAAGGGCAAGGCGCGCTGGGGCTGCATGGGTTGGTTAAAGACCTGAAAGACCCCCGCGACCGCACTGGAACAGGTCAAATATATTATAGGCGATGATACGAGGGATCACCAGGCCGATGCACAGCGATGCAGAGAAGCCCAGAAGGAAGTTGGAGAGCGCTGCCTTGTTTGGGAGATTGCTCTGGTCGAGGTACAGAACCGCGGCCAGGTAGAGCGCCGGGTTGGCAATAACCGCCAACAAAAACGACATCGGGCGACCGCCTCCATTTATTAAAAACGGCAGATAGGCCACGATGTTGGCACCAATCAGTGTCTTAAGAATTAACGGACGGTACTCTGTATCCTGCAGAAGAACATAGAGAACCGCGATGATTGTCAGAGGAAGGACCAGATTGAGGACAGAGAGGATTGGCTTAGTGATCTTACAGGCTAAGGCTGCGCCTCGGTCCCCGAGACCGATGGCTTTAAAAAAGGAGGTCGCCGGCGGTGCCATTCTACCTATTAGCCCGTAAAATAGTCCAACATGGTCGGATTGAGTTCCAGGAATACAACCAAACTGGCTATGATCGAACAGTAGAGCAGGATCTTTTGACCGCGTGTCAGATGGAGAATAACCATGTCAAACAGGCCCCATACGGCGATCCACCAGACGATCACCAGTGTTAAAATCAAAAGTGTCATGGTCCTCTACTTATGCGTCAGAACCTCTCCATCCAACATGCTCAATGATGTCTCCATCAATCGCGCCTCTGCGGGCCTTCGGAGAGAGCGGAACGCGGTCCGGTGTCAGGCGCAGCGACTCCACTTCCGCCCAGAAGAGCTCCGCATTTGGCCAGCCTATAGAGGCCCACCAGGTGGCAGATCGGCTCACCGTACGCGGATAAAAGCCCGTCAGCCACCATACGGTCGATTCTAGAATCGGCAACTCCGCATGCTCCGGCGGAAAGGTGGCATCCTCCAGGTCTTCCACTGGGGCCGAATAGCGGTAGCGCCACGTAGAGGAGTCCTCCAGAGAGCCCCGCACCTCGAGCCGGCCCTTCCACCTAGCTGCAGCGCAGGCCGCTTGGTCTTCAGCTGATTCATGAAAGACAGCCAGAGGTCGCTGCGCAAACTGCGCCTCCACAAACTCTACCGTATCCAGGTCGCACACCTCCATCTGGATCTGCATCTGGATCCAGTATTCCAGCGGAACAAAGGTACCGGGCTGGCGCGTCTTGGGCGACTTGATCTCCACCAGGCGACCGGCCAGAGATCCCTTGGTAATCAGCCCGTCGGGGCTCGCGGAGAGCCACGGGATTTTGGCGTGTGTGAAGCGGCCCAGCGTGTCACAGACAGTGCCTGGTCCTGCGACCTCTAGTTCAAAGATGCGCCGGGTGACGGGCTCGAACCGGTGGCCCCAGATCGTCGCATTCATTTCACCGTCGGCCTGGGCGATCCCAATCGGCGGTGCCATTGGCCGGTCCTGGGCATCCGTGGCCAGCTTGGATCGCAGCAGCGACCCCCGCCGGCCATCCAGAATGTGGGCAAATTCGGAGGCGGTCAGGCGATTGCGGCGCTGGGCATACCAGTCGGCCGTGTGTTGGGCCACCTGGGGCTTACTTGTTAGAGCCGTGATCTGAGCCGGAGCCAACGGTTCAATCGCCTCCACGATCAGGTCGCGATAGGCGCGGAACCAATCGGCGGCGGCGTCCTTGATCGCATCGTTATCACTCTCGGACAGTTCCTCGCCCAGAGGCTCTAGCGCTGCCGCGACGCCGGCCCACACATCATCGGAGATATCCTCATTGTCGAACATGCCCTCCTCATACAGATCTGGGAGCGTTTCATCGCACCAGGTCTCTATGTCTGTTTCGTTCATTCCTTGCTCTCTATAGGGATCGCTTCGTTTAGCACCGGTCCTGAAGGAGTTGTCGCCTTGCTGCGAACCTGCTTTTGCGTCGTTGTGCGACTTGTCGTCGCGTCGATTTTGAATGCGCGAAGACCGGAGGGAGTAGTGCGTTCTCGAAGTCCTCTAATGCTGAGTATGGTCGTGGTGACGGGGTCGTATTCGACGGCAAGTTTTGTGTTGAGCTGGCGCAACTCATAGGCCTGCAGAATGGCCGTCAGCAGAGAGGCGCGTTCGGCCGGAGTCAAGGCTACGGTCGATGGCGACGTGTAGGTCTGCACGAACTTGCGGAGGCGATCCAGGCGGCTGCCCTTGTCGAGCTTCTGCCACGTCTGCTGGAAGTTGTTGGTGTTCTCGGCGGCAAACAGCGCGTCCAGACTGTCTTCCGTGGCCTTGGCCACGTTATCGCCTTGGAAGGGACCGGCAACGTCGGGAGTGGGCGTACTGGGTCCGCGGCGGCGCTGTGTCTTATTTCGTTGCATCCTTAAGCTTCTTTAGGGCGGCTGCGTTTAGACCTGCAGCATCATTCCACGTCGCCACATCCGTCGCGAACCGGCCCTCTGTTTTATCGACCAGCACGAACTTTGTCGTGGTCCCCTGGATGATCGAAACGATCTCGAGACCCGCTGTCATGCCCGCGCCTTTGCTCACGGGCTTCACTGTCGCTGTCTTAGGAGGCATCTAGGCTGGTTCTGGCCGGACAGTTTAAATCGCGAGGACAGACAGATGCATGCGACCCGATCCAACGCCCAGCACGATGGGCGTCTTCGATCACGTGAGGAGCAGACGCGAGCCTGGGCGCCGCCGCTGCCCGATGTGTGTGTGCTGCCTCGGACGCCGTACCAGGGGGGCGAAACGGCCTTGGTGTCGGATGGACTGTCGGCCAATTGGCTCCCGCGCCAGCGACTCGAGTGGGAGACACGTGATACGCTCAACAACCGTCTGTGGGCCGATACGATGGAATCGTCGGCCCGACAGGTGACGGCGGCGGCCTTGGCGGCGCATCCGTCACACGGGGCGGAGACGTCCCAGCCGGCGGCATCGCGCAAGGATAAGCGGCCTTATGCACAGGCGGTGTCGTACTTCCCGAATGCGACCGTTCCGACGGAGAGGCCCGTGCTGCCGCCCAAAAATCTCTTTCACAATCCTTGGTCAGAGGGCCACGATATCGAGGGCGGGGGCGTTATCAGGGAACTCGCGGGTGCCGTGAAGGAGTCGAATCGGTTCTTGACGGAGGATTCGTCGCAGCGGATCATGGGGCGCACCTTTGAACACCAGTGGGTACCGGCGGCGGCGACCAAGGCGATCGCAGAACGCAAAATTGATGCGTCGCTTCTGCTGAGGCCAGCCCAGGACGATTTCAGGCAGACCTATTTGGGCACGGCAAAGCAGGGCTAGCGATCATTTTAGGTGGATATAGTAGATGAGTGTGTTACATAATATGTCAGCAGAGAGCGATACTCTAAGGGAAGTGTATAATAAGCTAGTGAATATACCGGACGGTTCAAACATTATTATACACGATGGCATAGTTACATGGTTTGATGATGTAAATGGAACGTGGATTCCAATTAAAATTAAGAGAGGTGTTGGCGAGGCCTCTGTTGATGATATATATATGCAGGGGACGCCGGTCCATACTTCGAGGGCCAGTGAGAAAGAGATATTTGAAATGCTTGCCTCTAAAGCCAATGCGGCGACTTATAATTATGGGTTTGGCCCGCCTTTACTGCCAGTAATCGGGGGTCCGAATGTTGGTAGAAGGCGATCTAGTAGTGAGAGGCGCAGGACGCGGCGTCATCGCCGTCGCCAAAAGACGTCCCGGGCTAGTAGGCATTACCGAAAACACGGGCATTAAAGACCTTTACCGGCAGGTTCGGTCAGAGACCTTTACAGGCTCTAAAGGCCCCTACAGTCGCTCCAATCTCTCTTTGCCATGAGCTGCAGAAGGAATTCATACTGATCGTTCGTGACAACGATCTTGGTCATAGCGGTGGGCTGGCCCGTGCCAAATTCAAATAAGATGGCGCCAATGTGACTCCATACCTTGCCCTTGGAACTGACGTTCAACTTCAGTTCCAGGGGCACGCACTCCTCCTTCTTCAGCGTGAAACGGTGTCGCATGTCCTCTGTAATGATCTCCATTGTACTGTTGTGTCTTTAGCGGCTGGGTGGCGTCACTTTTGTTGCTCCCGACGGTTGTGATTAGTTTTAATAATACTATGTGAGATGTAGAGATGACTACAAAACCTTTAAGCCTTCCAGCAGGAGGAGCAGGCGGAACACCGCCAGCAGCAGCAATAGTTACAGCAGAAGGGGGCGCGCCAGCAACGGTTCTGCCGATTACAGCAGAAGAATTTAATGGTCTTATTAGTTATGGTGTAGATAAAGAATTAATGTTATTTAGGTTAAATAATAATGTAAGTCAAATGCAAGATGTATCTTTAAAGGAAACACGACAAGCAGAAGTTAAGGCTGCAGTAACGGATGATGCCATACGAGCAGTTGCAGCAAACTTAAAGATTGCCGTTGTTATGAAATATGAATATATCCCTGATGGCATGGCTCCTATTAAGGCAAAGATTGATGCTACAAAAGCTACAAAAGGGAACTGGCCTGTTAATCACATCATTAATTTGAATGAGGCTAAGTACAGCACCTTGTATATTACCAGCGACATTCATTCGGATGTTCGTAAATTCTTACAACTACTACTAAAGGAAGGATTTATTACAATTAATAGCACTGCTGATTTTGATCCCTATGGTGGTGGTGCTGCCCCCTATGATGTCAATCAAGATAATATTTATAAACCAGAAGTTATTAATAATATTACTTGGATAAAGGATAATACCCTCTTAGTTCTGGTGGGTGATATTGTAGATGGTTCTAGGGGTGTTGTTAATGGTGTAATTATGGATGTAAATGATCCAAAAGGCGTTTTTGATTTACTTCTTCATGTTCTTCTTTTTAACTTGCGAGTGAGTGCTAGACGTAAAAACTCTGATGTACTTTTTACAATTGGTAATCATGACTATGCTACTGTTATGCGTTCAAGTGGAGAAAGTATGAAAAAACATATTCATGCGAATGCTCAGACTTTTTTTAGATCTAAGTTTCCAGATAGTGGTGAATATTTTACGCGAAGAAGCGAAGCTCTGCGCCCATTTTATGATCACTCGCCCTATTTATTGTTACGCCTCAACAATGGTGATAAAACAGAAATAGCCTGTGTTCATGCGGGATTTCATAAAATAGAAAGTGTTGGCGGTCCAGTTTTATCAGATATAATACAGCTTGAGGCTATTCAAGGTGTTATTGATGAAAGCAAAACCGCATCATCTATCTATTATCCTGATGGTGGTAAAAAAACAGAAAATCCTATCCATAAGTTATTAGGTGGGGGAAGGCAAGAGGACATACATGATGATAAGTATCTATTAGCAGGCCCTCTATGGACTCGAATGTATGCAAATGATGATAGACTTATTGATCCCAAAACATCCACAGAATTTAGTGATCCTATATGTAAGGCAATACAAGCAACTAATATTGATATGATTGTTGTAGGACATTGTCCTACAACAGAGACTACATCAAAAAGGATTGATGCTGTAAAGACAGCAGGGGGGAAGACATATGAAGGTTGTGCAAGTAATTATAGCAGCACTAATAAAGGCTGTGTTGTCGCTGATTGCGATCTTGCCGGCCATGGACCCTATCTTGCCTTTGTTGATGTGGGCCCTTCTGAAATGTGGAGACCTGGCGCCAATAAAGATCGGAATGCCGAATTTTTAAAATTTACGAAAGGAGAAGTAGCGGGGGCTCGTTATTATGGGCTTATTGAGAGAAAGCCTGCAGGGTCCCTACCTATCCCTGTATGGGCACAAGTAGGGGGTAAAGGACCAGGAGCAGGAGGAGCAAAACCAGGAGCAGCAAAACCAGGAGCAGCAAAACCAGGAGCAGGAGGAACACTTCAAACAATAGAAGCGGTTTTATTAAACACATCCACTATTAATCCACCACCAGTTAGACCATTACTATTTCATATAGTAAAATATATGGAACAGGCATTGCTATTAAATTTAAATGGTCAATTATCTAATAATTATACCACGACAAATATTAACATTGATCTGGCTACAGGTGTTTTAAGTACAATAGCACAAAATCCAAGTGCAGCAATTGCTTCAAAATCAATCAAAGCTAACGAATCAGAGTTAAATGCCACATTTGAACCATTACTAACAAAAATATATCCTACTACATCAACTATATTGCCTCATGAAAAAACTGCGGTTACAAGTATGACAACATTATTAAGTAATTTGTCAAAATCAACGCTTGCTGATAAATATATCGAGGCCAGTACTATAGTTAGAACTTTGGATAGTGGTCCAGTGACAACAGGTGGATACCGTCGCCGATCGCGCAGCCGATCCAGGAGCAAACGAAAGAGCCCCAAGCGATCGGGTAGCTCCACTCCACGTAACCGCTTCGCTAATCGAAACTCGTGTTAGCCTGCAACACTCGTTAAGACTAAATGCGTAGCATTTAGTCTGTCCGCTTCGCTAATCGAAACTCAGTATTGCTGCGCAATACTTCGTTAAGACTAAATGCAGAGCATTTAGTCTGTCCGCTTCGCTAATCGAAACTCAGTATTGCTGCGCAATACTTCGTTAAGACTAAATGCAGAGCATTTAGTCGAAACTCACCATAATCGGCACATCGTGGTGATTGACCGCCTTCATGGCCGACTGGCTCATCTCCTTGCGCTTGCGCCGTCCCGTCGCCGTCTTAACCTCCGGCTCCTTGCTGTAATGCTCCCGGAAGCTGACATTCATGTCCTTCTCCACATCCGCCACGTTCTCCAGAATGTAGTTGATCACGCCCTTCTCGATCGCCCACCGGAAGAAATTGAGTTGCCCCACAGTGGTCTCCTCAATGGGCGCCTGGCCGCGGATCTGGAAGCTGATGCGCTCCCGCCTGCAAAACGGATCAAACAGCCGCTTCGAATAGGCCTTGAGCTCGCGCTTGTAGTGGAAATGCACCATGAACTGGCGCGTGCCCGTCTCATCGTTAATGGGATAGCTGATGTTAAACTTCTTGGAATAATTGGTGACGAACCAGTCAATCAGCCGTAGGCTTACGGGAGATTGACCGGTCAGAATGGGAAGGACCTCGGCTAGGCGTCCCGGCTGGTTGTAGAAGTCCTGGAGCCAGCGGACGATGAAGTCCTGTTTGCCCTGCACGCGATTCTTCTGGGTCTGTCGCTGGTTTTGGTTTTGTTGGTTCTGAGGGTCCATGTCTGGCTGACTCTAGATCGTTGGGTTTAGATAGGGTATTTCATAGGCGTACAATAGAGGACATGGCAGACTCCAAGAGGAAGTTGATTGAATGGGACCAAAATAACTATTTAAAAGCTCCAACAGCGTTAGCCCCAGATTCACCAGGTAGCACCACTGCTACAGATTCTGTATCGGGCACTACATTTAGCATAGCTGAGAATACAATAACTTCAACCTATAAAAATAAAAGTAAAGGACCGACCGTTGGTTCTGGTGCTGCATCTTCGCTCGATGGAGATGCCGATACGGCTACATTTAATAAGCCAACATTCATTACAATTGATAAAGAAGGCAATCTATTTGTGCTTGACAAGAGTGGTATTCGCCACATTTCAGTTAGTAGAATAGTCTCGACAATTATAACATTTAAACAAAACGACCTTTCTAAATTAACCAAATTTTATGTAGTGGAACAAGCCGATGAGAACCCAAGTGGATTTCTTGCAATATTCAATGGCACAAACTATGACTATTTTTTTTTAACTAGAAATTATACTTCTAAATATCCACAGGCGGCTGATGCAAAGAAAGCCGTAGAAGCCGGACTTGGTATTGTTTCTCCTCCTCCTGCTATTGTAACTGCTTCTACTGGTAAGGGTGCTGCAGCCACTGCTTCTTCATTAGATATTAACGCATATTATAAAACTGATGCTGCAAATAAAACATGGTTTAAAATAGTAGAAACTTCCCCAACGTATATATTGTGGGAATATAAACAAGTATCCACGTCTAACAAATCTGAACCCACAATTATACGAAACCAGAGAGAGCTAACTGAAGAGGAGTATGTGGCATTAATAAAGACTTTTAAAGTATCAACCGATACACCTAAAGAAATATTAAATGAAGGCGAAAGAAAAACTTATATTAAAGGACAAACTGGTGCGCCGCCAGGATTTACTCTTAATGCTATCCCAGGTGATGGCAACTGTTTGTTTGCGGCTATTGCGGATCAGGCACCTGGTCAAACAGCAGAATCACTTCGTGCAACTGCGATGACTGAAATACGTACAGATAACAGCAAAGCACCAGCTGCAAAAATCTATTCAAATTTTTTAATTCCCATAGGTTCAGGTGATGTTATGAATACTAACTCTTACATAGCTGCTCATAGCATTTCAGGTGTATATGGCGGCGAAGCCGAACTTATGGCGTTAGCCAATGTGCTAAAGCGGCCTATTAATATTTGGCAGTTTAATGGTACCAACTATGTTAAAAATCCTATTGTGTATGGGGGAACTTTTTCTACTGCAGCCCCAATTAATCTTATGTATTATGGCGAATTAGTTTATCCACATTATAATTCACTTCGCACAGAGGATAGTCCCTTACACCCAACGCCGGGCATTGGTCCTACTAGTACTCTGTCTCAGGTAAAGGCTGCGTTGCAGGTTGATTTGATCACAGGGAGCGAGTGGATAGCTCTGTCTGGGGCAGATAGAGCAACCAATGGCACTATAGTCACATATGGCAAATATAATCCAGACGCAGCTGCACCCGTCACTAAAAAAATAGCAGATGCTGCCGCTGTTTGGGGCATCAATCACGTAATCGATGCAACCAAATACACGACCGTATATGTTACCAGCGACATTCATGCGGATGTTCGTAAATTTCTGCAAATGCTGCTAGTAGAAGGTTTAATAGTATGTAGTTCCGCGTTGCAAACTGAGATGCAATCACGTAGCGTTACTAATGATCGTATATCTTACACTAATTATTTATACGCCCCTGGTGTAATTGATAATATTACATGGAACCCTGCAAAAAAGAATGTACTGCTTGTTCTTGTGGGTGATTTAGTGGATGGGGCTAGGTATGGAGGTACGGACGACGAAGTTCATGTTAATGATCCAAAAGGTTGCTTTGAACTATTGCTATTTGTATTGTTATATAATTTTAGGGTTGGAGCGAAGAAAGCCGATTCAGAAGTACTTTTTACATTAGGGAATCATGACCTGTACTCTGTTTTTAATACAAATTTAATGGTAAATGAAAATGGCTCATTTGGTGCGTATAATAAACAGTATGTCCATACTGCTTCAAAAAAATATTTTAATGCTGAAGATGGATTTAAAGATGCGAGTAATAATAATCCTACTAATCCTTTAGTCCATCCGTATCTTAATAGGTGTATTGCTCTAAGACCGTTCTATTTACATTCTCCCTATTTTATTTTAATTTTGCAACATGATTCTATGAAAGAAATTGCCCTTGTTCATGCTGGATTACATAATAAATTTACTAATAAGGAACTTAAAGATGGGATATTAAAAGTTCAAGGAGAAGTTAATAGTACGCCTATAAACGAACTTCAAAATAAACTTGTTGAACAAACCCTATATGTGTCCGACATTAACCCTGAGAGTAACATAGATGGCGGAGGAGGAGCATTATTATCAAGAGTTTATTCCGAGCAATCTAATGCAAATTACCCAAGCAGATGCATAGATGTAAGAAATACGGGATTTAAAATGATTGTTGTTGGTCATTGTCAAACAAAAAATCGTGACAATCATTTTGACGAAATAATGAATAGCTCTCCCGATTTATATAAGGACTGCATGGGTAATCCAGCATCTACTACAGCAGATGGACACGGCTGTGTGCTTTTAGATTGTGTCGATAGTAATGGACCTGCACTTGGATTTGTAGATGTAGCCCTTTCTGATGCATTTTATTATACTGAAAAAGGGCACAGATCGTCGCAGAAGATATCAGTAGAATTTCTGTTACTAACTCATACTTTACCAACCTCAAAAGATCAACGCTTCTATAATAAGATTTATCGAAAAATTGCAGGCGTCGATGGCGAAAAAGGAGTATGGACACAGGCGGGTGGGACTGTAGCTTCTGGTGCCGAGGCTGGACCTCCTGTTGCAGAATCACCGTCTGGACCACCAGGAACAGACTCTGAATTATATGTAAAAGAAAAAGCTGACGCAGTAGCACAAGCAGCAATAGCAGAAGCACAAGCAGCAATAGCGGCTGCCGATGGTACCAACGCTGTCGATGCAGATTTAGCAGCAGCACGAGCAGTACAAGCATCAAATCGCGCACGAAGCGCGGCAGGTGCCACGACAGGAAAGACAAATAATAATCCTAAAACCGCTGAAAATACAGCCGCTGCAGGGGCGGCTGCGGGTAAGGCGGAGGCTGCTGCTACGGCTGCAGCAGCATCAGCAAAAGCAAAATCGGATGCTGCAGCAGCAGTAGCAGCAGCAGAACAAGCACTGCTACAAGCAGAAGTAGAAAGGACAGCAGCAGCAGCAGCAGCAGCAGCAGCAGCAGCAGCAGCGACAGCGACAGCAGAACAAAAAGCAGCAGCAGCAGCAGCAAAGGAAGCGGCTGAAGCAGCAGCAGCTGCTTTAAAGGCAGCAGCAGACGCAGAAGGTAAAAGGTTAGCAGAAAAGGCAGCAGCAGCAGCAGAAGCAGAACGTATAAGGTTAGCAGCAGTAGAAGCAGCAGAAGCAGAACGTATAAGGTTAGCAGCAGTAGAAGCAGCAGAAGCAGAACGTAAAAGGGTAGCAGCAGCAGCAGCAGCAGAAGCAGAACGTAAAAGGGTAGCAGCAGAAAAGGCAGCAGCAGAAAAGGCAGCAGCAATAGAAGCAGCAAGAAAAGAAGCAGACGCGGCAGCCGCGGCGTTAGCAGCGGCACAAGCAGCAGCAGCAGCGACAGCAGCAGCAGTAGCAGCAGCAGATGCAGCTAACAAAACTGCATTAGAAGCAGCTGCAGCGAAAGCAGCAGCTGCCTTAGGAAAGGCAAAACAGTTAGCAGAAGAAAAAGCTGCGGCATTAGCGGCAGCAGAAGGCGGAGAACTGAATAAATCCGCTGCAGCCATCGCACTTTTTGCGGCAGCAGTGCTCGGAATAAGCACAGCAGATGCAAACACCAAGGGAAAGGCAACGAGCCTCATTACGAGTATTGTAGGAGACCTGGGTGGCTCTGGACCTGGTGGCTCTGGACCTGGTCCTAGTGGCTCTGGTCCTAGTGGCTCTGGACCTGGTGGCTCTGGACCTGGTGGCTCTGGACCTGGTGGCTCTGGACCTGGCTCTGGTGGCTCTGGTGGCTCTGGACGCACCCCCCTAGGCAATCTGCTGAAGCCGGCTGTAGGCGGTGTTACTCCTGGAAATGTCATGGGGCGTCCCAAAGCCGCTGGAATCCCATTACCCCCTGTAATCCCATTGCCAGAAATGATCGGAATAATGCTAGTTTGGAATAATAAACTGCTTGTGCCCACCAAGACCGCTCGCGATAAAACGTTCAAGGCTACAGTCCCCATAAAGGACATGACCACAAAGGATAAAATGAACGATGTTATTGCCTTGGCGAAGGAAACATATAACTCTGTTCCGCCCATTCAGAATGTCATACTACTGCATTCTATGTCAATTGATAAAAAGAAGTATAATTACTTTTATGTAGTATTGAACAAGCAGCCGACGATCAAGGGGGTAGCTCCTGATCCAAAAGCAGCAGATCCAAAGGCCACAGCAGCAGGTCCAAAAGCCACAGCAGATCCAAAAGCCACAGATCCAAAAGCCACAGCAGATCCAAAAGCAGCAGCAACCCCTGCTCTTATAAAAGCCGATCCTCTGGCAAACAGTGTCACACAGGGCGACTACGTATGGGTTGATCTACTAACCTATTTCGATTGGATGCATGAAGAACCAGAACACGAAGATGAAATACTCGAACACAATATCTATGAACTGACACGGCGATTGAACATTAAGGTGAAGGAGCACCCGCCCAAATGGATCACCGGCCTCGTCGATGTGCCCGCCGCATGCACCGGCGCCGAATATATTACCGACGAATGCATCGCCAAGCCGCTACTGCAAGACGCCATCTCCGCCGAGCGGTTTTCCAAGTATGCGCGCCTCATGAAGTCCAATGATTCCAATGTGCCATATCATACCGAACTGATGGCCAAAGCAATGGCCGGTGATAAAGACGCCCTGGTAAAATATGCAAAATACTTTCAAGATAAGCTCTTGACATTTCAAAAACTCGGATCGAAAGAAACATATGAACTGCCCATTGTAAATCCTTATGCGGCACTCAAAGAACGTGAGGGGGTCACCAACTTTAGCGCGCCTGCGACCACCAATATAGGAAAGGCGAATGCGGCGATCATTCGGCGGACTATCCCAACGCAGCTGTTGGGTGACAAGAAGCTGGTCATATCGATTCTCGAAAGTCTGTGGTTTTGCGGGAATGATCATACTGTTAGCAATTCGCCGCAGTGCTTTCCTAGTCGGTTTCTGGCGCAGCTGCGTGAGTACAAGGCGGCGCAACTGCAAAATAAGTCATCGGAGCATGCCAAACAGGTGATTCATGATAATGTGTGGCCGCTGGTGACGGGCTATATGGAATATTTGTATAAGATGCTTGGAACTGTGCCGGTGACAGCGGCTGCGGCTGTGATTGATAGGGCTAAAAAGGTAGGAGCAGGAGCAGGAGCAGCAGTAGCAGGAGCAGTAGCAGGACCAACACCTCCAGTAGAACCTCCAGTAGCAGGACCAACACCTCCAGTAGAACCTCCAGGAGCAGGACCTCCAGAAGCAGGACCAAAACCTCCTTCTCCTCCACCATCAAATCCCAAGGTTCTGCCACCACTAATTCCCATCATCCGCGCATCTCTCCGCGGCGGTGCATGGGCCCCCCCGACCGCCACTCTCCGTGGCGGCGGTCGTCTCGGTGCTATCCCCCCAATTCTTTGATACTAGTAAGTAATGAACAATAGTCTGCTACCAGACACACCGATTGTCAGCGGCCCGCTCATAGAACTCAAAGAAGCCGACTACAAGACCACCATCGATGTTTTGCCAGACGACATTGCCTATTATGCGATCCGCGCCTTTGAGGAGCTGAAGGAAGACACGCTCTTTACTAGTGGATTTAGCGCTAATCCATATGAGCCAATCAAACGTACTTTTGCTGAACTTGAGGAGGATGGTTCTACACCTATGAGGGAACTGCAATTTCTTGAAACGCTCGGTCTAGCTGTCCATCGACCTGAGAAGAAGAAATACTACATCAGTCCTCTTGCGTTCATATTGTATGAGCCAGGCGTCGGTCTCTTTTCCACAGCCGATTCCGCTGCCACTACATGGCTCTTTCTGCGCTATATTCTACCCGGCCACTACTGGCGCGCGTTCTACAACAAAGTCTTTCTTCCCGACACTATCTACTCTGAAGTCGATCTTAAGCGACGTATGGATGAGACGCGGGGAAAATGGGCACAGCTGCGCCCCTATTATGCAGGCTCTATTGACTGAGGAACCAGCTCTATTGACTGAGGAACCAGCACTGTTGGCTAAACCTGTTACCCGAATAGAGATGCTCAATTATCTGTTGAAGGCCAAATACTCCTTCATTTCGGCCCTCGTCTTCTTTATTGTGGCCAACCCCGAGACCTACAAATTCACCCAGATGATCTTTGGCTCCCTCTTTGAGGTGGCGCACCCCATGGGCGCCGCGACACCCGCCGGTATGCTGCTACACACCGGCGTCTTCTTTCTGGCCATGTTTGCGCTCATGATGATCCCTGGATTATAAAGATGACAGGACTCAAGAGACCCCCCCGTAGAAGTAACATGGTCAAGAGTGAGACAATAACCAATGTGTCTGCGGTAAAAACCGAAAAAGCGACGATCCCCAAGGCCCTGCGCGAACAGGTCTGGATCACCCACGTCGGCCGCGTATATGATCACAAATGTGTCATCCCCTGGTGCAAGAATAATATGACCGTAAATGACTTTCATGTCGGTCATGATATTCCAGAGTCGAAAGGCGGTGCCACGGAGATCGCCAATCTCAAGCCCATTTGCAGCCGGTGCAACCTCTCCATGGGCTCTCAGTACTCCATCCAGGAATGGTCCCTTTTATCGAGACCCGTGGCCAAACCATGGTTTATCTGCTGCTGAAGGTAGGGATGTCAGTCGCTGCAGCCGCGTTGATCAGTGCCGAATCCATGTTGGCTCTTACACCTATCGTCATCAAACAATCCGCGCTAGATCCTACCGCGGCGGTCTGGTCGCGTGTTCTGTCCTCCAGTGTTCTCGGTTACTTTTTGGCCACAGATCCCTCCATTGCATCTACAGAGGTCACCAGCTCAATCGCTCTCGGCGCCATGAATCTGATTCACGTGGCCTCCAGTTATGAATCCTTCCGTCATCTGCCCGCCGGCCAGGCCACCAGCATTCTCTACACCTATCCGCTATGGAACCTCCTTTTCATGGGTCTCTTCGGTAACGAACCCATCCAGGCCAGTCAGGTCGGCCTCATGGGGCTCGCTACGGTCGGCTCCTTTTTACTCAGTAGCGATCCCGGTATTACGTCTCCGCCCGCCACCGGCAAGGCCGTCAATTCTCCCTGGGGCCTGTTCATGGCCGTTCTCATGGCGGTCTCAGAATCGGCGGTGTTTGTTCTTCTCAAACTTCTCGGCTGGCGCGATCCTGCCAAGTCCGTGCTTGTTGTCAATGCCAGTGCCTCTGTTTGGCTCGGCGGCTTCACGCTCATCAAAGAGGTGTTCCAGCCACCTGCGTCTCTCTCCTCTTTCAGGATTCTCAAGTCGGGCACCTGGTGGGACGCGATCTGGCTCACGCTCTTTCACTCCGTCACGCTCTTTGGCGGCTACTGGTTGCGATTCTTTGCCGTGCCGCGCCTTTCCACGGTCACCTATGCCATTCTCAGCTATGCCGGTCTCTTGGCCAGCTACGTGTTCGGCGTAGTCTTTCTTGGAGAGACACCCGGCTGGGTCTCGGTGCTCGGCGCGGCCATCATAGTGGCCAGCGGCCTCGCGCTTCAGCTTGGTTTCACCACCGACCCGAAAAAATAGGGGAACAGCAGAAGGATGTCAGGCGTGAAACGGACAGAGGACTTTCACAGCATCAAAACCCGGTCGGTCGTCATCCAAAACGCCGACAATACCTTTCCTCCCATCGGTTCCGTCTTGGCCGCTGACGATAGCCGGGGTCACATGGCGCCTACACGATCGCTGTACCTCGACGAAATTGTCATCAAAAACAATAATCTGACAATCGATTCATTCGGCAATATCACGGCGAAGACTATTACACTCGACTCCTCCGCGAATGCGATCACGTCAGCGGGCGATATCACCGTCACCAACGCCAATATTCTGATGTCGGGGGACCAGAATCTGACGGGCTACATCTCCACCACCTATGTCGATCTTCTTGATCTATCGGCCAATGATCAGGATACATATCTGTTTGCCAACGCCGGCAACTTACTCTGGCAGAACGACAATTTAACGATCAATCAGAATATATCGCAGGCCGTGCTCAATCAATATGTCGATATCAGTTCGCAGGCGATCACGCTGCCCACGGATCTGCCAAGTGTTATTTCCACACTCAATAATCTCCTTCGAATTTTCAATTCGCGGCAGATGTTTATTGGCATATCAGGCGAACAACCGGGCGGCGGGAGCAGCGGCAACATTGCCAATGTTCCGATTTATACGGTGTGTTTTAATTCGATATGCGGCATGATTATCCGATTCATCGATGTTACCGGCCAGCCCATTCCAGGTATCGGGGATTTTATCTATTATGCGAATGCGAACAGTGGTGTCAAGCAGTATAGTTTGAACAATCTATGTGTGAATATGCAGAACACGATTAATAACCAGGGGACCAAACTGAGCGATCATATGCTAATTCAATATCTACAATCCTCGGCTACCGTGCGGATTACAGTTAAAGAGCCCGGCTGGTTTGCGGTCTTTCTGGATATCAGTCGCGTGGGAGAGGCCACACGATTTCTCAACCACCTCGGGTTTCTGTCGGCATCGTCGCCGGCACCTCCATCAATGGCCTTTGGTCCGCCTGCGAACCAGCCGCTCATCATTCCGCCGACATTTGCATACGCCAGTCAGTACGTGCCGTACGCCATCAATGGATTTATCAGCGGCTACAGTTTCACGGGCCTACGTGCGTATTTAAACAATGACAAGGCGCTGCTGTCGCCGACCTATAGTATTTCGCTCGATGCCCTTTTCCATACTCTGACGATTACCGTGACGGCCCATCCGAGTACAACGGGTCTGACCGCGCCCTCTAGTGCGCTGCCCGGTACGGGCAACGTGTTTGGATATTACGGTATATATTTAAATGGCGTGCCGATCTTTATAAAATCGGTCACGAATCCGCCTCCTTCCGTGCCCTTCATATTCAATGTCGATATAAGCCCCTATATACTTCTGGCGGGTGATAATACCGTGGCCGTGAGCAGCATCGACCAATACAATGGAACAATAACACCGACGAAGAAAACGTTTTTTGTGCCGTAGGGCTAAAGGATTTCTGTCGGAACCAACAGAGGGCTCATGGCAACCACCAATAAAACCAATCAAACCAATAAAACCATTCCACATATCAAACGGCTCGTCGATCTAGTCGATCGCGGGCCCGAAGATGATTTGTTTTATCCAGGCACATCGGGCAATACGATCTTCCGACGGGAGTGGCCGCATTATCACAACGTGGTACCGGAAATCGCGGAAATCGGCTTCCAGGGCAACGCGGCATGGGGGTCCCGCATCACCGTGACACTGACACGGAAGGATTCGGGTGATCTGCTACAGTGGCTGTGTCTGCGGCTGAAGCCGCGATCCTGGTTGGGCGCCGATCTGGAGGCGAAAATCAAGAGCGGCCTCTGGGACTATGCCGTGGATGATCCTACTCTCGATCCCACGTGGATGTGGGCAACGTCGCTGGGCACCGCGGCGATCCAGCTGGTCGAATTCGAAATCGGTGACTCCGTTGTAGAATCGTGGCCAGGGGAATGGATGGACATCTGGTCGCGAACCTGGATGGATGGCGGTCGGGCGCCGGTGTGGGATGCAGATATTTACGCGCAGATGCCGGCGGCGACCGTGCGCGACGCCACCAGAGATCCATGGACCACGGTGCAGCCCACGGAGGACGGCTACATCTATTGTTGGCTGCCGCTGGCCCTTTTGCGTCGGCCTCAGACAGCCTTCCCTCTGGTCGCGATGGGCGAACAGGAGGTGCGCGTGCATATTACGCTGCGACCGTTTGCGGATGTCGTGCGGCGGCGCTGTATCGCTCGGACTTCGGCCTGTGAAGTGCCTCTGGGGGCCACGATCACGGTGCTCGACAAGTCGGGGCCGACGCCGGTGCCCTGGTCCTACACGCTGCCGACGACGGTGCCGCCCTTTGAGGACGCCACCGTGCTCGTGGGGGTCGTCCAGACGGAGGATCCGCTGCGGTCCTCTTACTTGCGGTCTCCTCTGGAGCTTCTGTACGATCCGGTCAAGTATATGTGCTTTGATCTACCCGAGGCGACCACGCAGGCCTCGGCGATTCCCTTTACAGTGAATTTTCCTCTGCGCGATTTCAATGGCCCGATTCGGGAAATCGTGTTCTTTTTGCGGCGGAAGGGTGTCTGGCAGTTCAATGAATGGACGAACTATGGTGCTCTGTTGGAGAACGACTTCTATCCGCCGTTTGTCGCGGTTCTGGATGTGGAGCCGACCCAGCGGCCGATTCTGCAGTCGGCGCGGCTCATGGTGGGAAATGCGACGTGGCGCGATGAGAGCGAACAGTGGTGGCGGTCCGACTATGCGCTGCATCATAGAGGGGGTGTGCGGCTCTTTGGGGGTATGGTCTATGGCTATCGATTTGGAGCGGCCGAAGGCTGGGAACCAGAGGATCTGCAGCCGATGGGGACCGTAAATGCATCGCGTGCTGAGATGCGGCTGGATCTCACCATGTTGGCTCCCTTGCCTGTTCAAGGAAATACCTATGTCAGTGGCTGGCAGGTGCATGTGTTTGGGATCGGCGTTAATTGGCTACGTTTCACGAAGGGAATGGCAGTTCCGCTGTTTAAGGACTAAGGGATATTCAAAGACCAGACTAAGATGAGATGGGGGTTCTTACCCTTTCTGATCATGGGAGCGTTGAATATCTTTACGGGATCGGTGACGGAGTCGGTGGCTTATTCGCCGGTGGCTTATTCGCCGGTGGCTTATTCGCCAGTGGTATCGTATGGTCCCCGAATGCTGGCGGCTACAGCGACGCCTACTCAAACGCTGACACCCACGCAGACACCTACCAAAACAAGAACGCCTAGCAGGACCGCAACGGCAAGTCAAACCCCCACTCAGACACCGACCAAAACAAGGACACCTTCTTCTACAGGGACTGGATCAAGAACGCCTAGCAGGACCGCAACGGCAAGTCAAACACCTACTGGCACTGCTACGAAGACGAGAACACCGACCCAGACTCCTACCGCTACTGGCACGGCCACTAGAACACCTAGCAGGACCGCAACGGCAAGTCAAACGCCTACTGGCACTGCTACAAAAACAAGAACCCCGACCCAAACTCCAACGGGTACTGGCACGGCTACTAGGACACCTAGCAGGACCGGTACAGGCACTCAAACACCTACTGGCACTGCTACGAAAACGAGAACACCTTCACAGACTCCTACAGCCACTGGCACGGCTACTAGGACACCTAGCAGGACTGCAACGGCAAGTCAAACGCCTACTGGCACTGCTACGAAGACGAGAACACCGACCCAGACTCCTACTGCTACTGGCACGGCTACTAGGACACCTAGCAGGACTGCAACGGCAAGTCAAACGCCTACTGGCACTGCTACGAAGACGAGAACACCTTCACAAACTCCTACCACTACTGGGACAGCCACTAGAACGCCTAGCAGGACCGGCACGGGCACTCAAACACCTACTGGCACTGCTACGAAGACTAGGACACCCACACAGACTCCAACGGGTACTGGCACGGCTACTAGGACACCTAGCAGGACTGCAACGGCAAGTCAAACGCCTACTGGCACTGCTACGAAGACTAGGACACCCACACAGACTCCAACGGGTACTGGCACGGCTACTAGGACACCTAGCAGGACCGGCACAGGCACTCAAACACCTACTGGCACTGCTACGAAGACGAGAACACCGACACAGACTCCTACAGCCACTGGCACGGCTACTAGGACGCCTAGCAGGACCGGCACGGGCACTCAAACACCTACTGGCACTGCTACGAATACTAGGACGCCTTCACAGACTCCAACGAGAACTGGGACAGCCACTAGGACGCCTAGCAGGACTGCAACGGCAAGTCAAACGCCCACTCAGACTCCTACGAAGACTAGGACACCCACACAAACTCCAACAAGTACTGGGACAGCCACTAGGACGCCTTCTAGAACTGGTACGGGCACGCAAACACCTACTGGCACTGCTACGAAGACGAGAACACCTTCAAATACAGGAACATCTACAGGAACTGGATCAAGAACACCTAGCAGGACTGCAACGGCAAGTCAAACGCCCACTCAGACTCCTACGAAGACTAGGACACCTTCACAGACTCCTACAGCCACTGGCACGGCTACTAGGACACCTTCTAGAACCGGTACAAGCACGCAAACGCCCACTCAGACTCCTACGAAGACTAGAACACCCACACAGACTCCTACAGCCACTGGCACGGCCACTAGGACACCTAGCAGGACCGGCACGGGCACGCAAACGCCCACTCAGACTCCTACGAAGACTAGAACACCTTCACAAACTCCTACAGCCACTGGCACGGCCACTAGAACGCCTAGCAGGACCGGCACGGGCACGCAAACGCCCACTCAGACTCCTACGAAGACTAGAACACCGACACAGACTCCAACGGGTACTGGCACGGCTACTAGGACGCCTAGCAGGACCGGCACGGGCACGCAAACGCCCACTCAGACTCCTACGAAAACAAGAACACCCACACAGACTCCTACAGCCACTGGCACGGCCACTAGAACGCCTTCTAGAACTGGTACGGGCACGCAAACGCCCACTCAGACTCCTACGAAGACTAGAACACCGACACAGACTCCAACGGGTACTGGCACGGCTACTAGGACGCCTAGCAGGACCGGCACGG